AACTTATCAGGCCATTCAAAAGGTTCTAAACAAGTGCCAGCTACTTGTGAACAAATAATTAATAATAATGTAATTTTCATACTTGACAAATCTCCGTAACATCCTATATTCTGCTCATAAATAAATGAAAGGAAGGTCACATGACCGATATAACTAAATATAGAAACGTTTCATTAACACATGAAACATACAAGACATTGATAGCATTGTCTAAGGTATTATTGCCCGATGCACAATTGTCTATAAGTAAAACCATTGAATCAATTGCAAATGAGAAAGCGAAAAAGTTAAATGGCAAAATTAAAAAAATATAATATACACGCCATGATATGTTCAAATTGCAAAGGCAATGGATATATTAAAATGGTGTTAGAAGAGGGTAGAGAACACGTTGTGCTACAATGCCCAGAGTGTGACTCGGAAGGAGAGATATATGTGGATGAGTCCGAAGTTGTTGAGTCTTATATTGATGCTCATTATGTTGCAGATGATGATTTCAAGCTGCACTAAGGATCTAAAGTTTGATGGCTTTGATCCAACAACGTCAGTAGTGAAATGGGTATTTACAAATGATGCTAAATAAAAATTTTAAATGTAGAAAAGGACGAGCTCCAAGTGTAAAAAAATGCTACGCGCTAAACACCTCTGGAGGTTACATATCTGGCGGTGAAAATCCTAACCGGAGTATTCGAGCCTTTGGCGACCCGTTAGTACGTGCACGGAAAGCGGGCGTTTGATGGCTCACAGTAAACATATCAAAGGCGATCGTGCAGAGTTAATTGCAGCTGAATATTTTATTAATTTAGGATATTCTGTACATAAAAACATGTCTGCTCACGGAGCGGTAGACATGGTTTTGATTGATGAAGAAGGAGTCGGTGATGTTATTTTAATTGATGTTAAAGCAGTGTCCCTTAGAACTAAAAACGGTTGGAAAGTAAACCGAGTGCCAACTAAGCGACAACAAGAATTAGATGTACAATTAATTTTTGTAAATTTAGATACGAAAGAGGTTATGGATGTCTTACCTTTTAGAAAAGATATAAAAGAAAATGATATGACTAACGTTGTACCATTTGAAGGGAAAAATGTTTGACGAATATATTTATAGATTTTTAATGTGGGTAAACCATTGGTCAACAAAACTTACAAGTTGGTCGTGGTGTATGTTATACTCTGATAGGAGAAAAGGTTATGGAAATAAAAGAAGATATAAAAATTCGAGAAATTCTTGAGAAAGAAGAACCTTTACAAAAGAATAAAAAGAAATCCGAACCACAGTTTGGTCTTGGTCAAGTACCTAATTATGGTAAGTCTAGATCAGGTAGAGAGTATGGAGGATTTATAAGAGAATCTGAGTATAATAAAATGAAATATAAACCAACTAATAGAGGAAAACATATTAATAAGAAAGGACCCTATGACATCTAAAAAATTTAAATATGATGGTAAGTCTAGACCAACTACTGATTTATATAAAAAAGAATTTGATAGAATCTTTGGTAAAAAAATTAAAAAAGGTGAAGAGATAGTCGGATATTATTATGATGGGTATAAAGATAAAGGTGAAATTTTAACGAAAAAGAAAAATGATTGATAAATTAAGTAAACAACAAAAGGAACTTGATGCAAGCTACAAACAATCTTTAGCCAATAAACAAGAACGTACAACAAATGTTCAAGGTCTAAAGAAAAGTAATAAATACAGCTATATACGAGGAAAACAGTTAACGGACCCTGGATCAGGGACCAGGGTTTACGACATAGATAATTCTAGACTTCCTAGCGTGACTACGATATTAGGCGCTACAAAAAATAAACAATTTCTAAAAGAATGGAAGGCCAAAGTTGGAGAAGCAGAAGCAGAGCGAATCAAGAATGTATCTAGTGCACGGGGTACCTGTATGCACAAATTCCTGGAACACTATGTGCTCGGAACTGGCTGTGTTGATCTTACAAAGATCGGACAAGAGGCGCGTCCCATGGCCGACAAAATTATTGAGATTGGTCTTGCGCCAGTGGAAGAGTATTATGGCTCTGAAGTTATGCTACACTACCCGGGTTTGTACGCGGGCAGCACAGATTTGGTTTGCATGCATAATGGCAAAGAAACTATTGTTGACTTCAAACAATCTAACCGTCCGAAGAAAGAGGAATGGATCGAAGACTATTACCTACAGATTGCCATGTACGCAATGGCCCATGACTACGTCTACAAATCTAAGATTGAACAAGGAGTTATCATGGTATGCACGCCTGACCTATATTATCAAGAATTCAAAACAGAAGGGGCTGACCTTCGTGCCTGGAAACACAAGGCATTAAAACGAATCAACATGTATAATGAATTAATACATGATGAAAAAGAAAGAACAACACCTATGAAAGCAGAGGATTTTAATGAGTCAAAAACGAAATAAAAAACGAAATCCTATTGCTGTGCAATTAAAACATTTTAAACACAAAGTTATAAAAAATAAAAAGAAATATAATAGGAAGGAAAAACATGAACGATAAACTATTTAGAACCATTCTAAAGAGATATGAAGCAGCAATAGAGGACGCTAACTTTAAGATAGAATGTATCTGTGATCACAATATGGTAATACCAGAACACGTAGATATAACAGGTGAAATTGACAAACTGTTACAAATTATTTCTGAAGCCGAAGATAAGTTGTCCGTAATGAGGAAATATTATGGCAAAAAAGAGGCAGACAGAAACATACTGTGATATATTTATCACAAGTGTTGCATAAATACACTTTAGAATCATTCTAAGTACTCCAGTGTATATGTATGGTAAAAAAAATAAAAAAAAAAATAAAAACTACTATAAAAAAAGTGTCTTTTCTGTCACTTTGATTAAAAGTGTTGGTATATATAGCTAATGTCTGCCAAATTGTGGTTTTAAAAAGTGTCATGTGACAGATTATAATGTCACCTATGGCAGTATCTTAGTTTGCCTATGCGCGCGCGATACAAAATACTGGAAAAACTGATTTTTTTTAGATACATATACAAATATGAAATCCAAAAATAAATCTAGAAGAATTAATAGCTACACTAAACCAAAGACAGTTAAACAAGCTGTACCCTTTCCATTTAAACGTGTGCGAATCGATTGGATTGATATCATAACTGAAGGCGGCTGGGGTTCTGAAAAAGAATTTAAGAATATGAAATTAGCTACACCTGTAAGTGAAGGTTGGTTATTTAGTAAGGATGCTGAGACTGTAAGAATCTTTGCAGGTTATGATGTTGAAGAGGATGGTTCTCTTACTTTTTCGGAGAGATCGGTTTTTCCAACTTCTTGTGTAAAGAAGATAACTCGGGTTCACTAACGTCAATGATATTATCATCGGTTAACAAACTTGCGTAGTCTTCTTCAATCTGTGCCATCTTCATTTCTAGTTGTTCTTCTGTCATATCTTCTAATTTGCCATGTTTTATTATTTTTCTGTCTATGTATAGTCCTCCTGCCTTGCCTCGATTTGTTTCAGCGTTTACAGCAGCAGAGAAAGAATTCTTTTTCAAAGCTAAATCTTTAATTCTAGCTAGTTCAGCAATATGACCTTCGTAGTTTACTCCAAACTTTAAATTTCTTTCTTGTTTTAATTCATCTAGGTATTTAACTACAAGCGGTGCCTGTCTTGGGTTAGTTAATTCAGCTCCTTCTTGTCTACATCTTTTCTTACTGTAGCCTGCCAGCTCGGCTGCTTCAGCTTTGTTGACTGGTCCCTCAGGACCACCAAATACCAAATATTCAGCAAATCTCTTTTGCATTTCTGTTAATCTTTTAGGAACTCCCATGTTGACTTTTTAAGGTAACTATCCTATAAAGTCAATATATGAAAGACAAGCGTACATATAATAAATTGAAAGAACACGGAGAAGATATGACACATGAGAATGAAAATAAGATAACTATTAATCCTGATTTTAAAAAAGAATCAGAAAGTGATCTTATTGCTGCTTTGACAGAACAATACAGAACAGAGTTACATCAGTACAAAGAGAGAGAAAGTTTGCATCTTAAAACTGAAAATCAATTGAAAGGCACAAAACAAATTGTATTAGAAATGGCTAACACAATACGAGAATTAAAAACTCAAAATGATAACTTCCAAGCAGAAATTGCTAGACTTCGAGAAGAGATTCAACTATTAGAAATGCAGATAAAAAAATAATGCGAGTACGAGACTTACAACAATTTTTATCTAGTTTCACAGCAGCCAATAAAGATGGTAGCAGACAAGGTAATGCTATTTCTAATGCCGTCATTATGGTTCAAGTTAATGGTCATTTAGAAAAAGTAGTTAAGATGGAAGTACAAGAAAACAGCACACCAATTATAGGTCACAAAGGGCATAGTGCTCATCGTCTTGTATTAAAAACAGTTAACCAACAGATACTAAACTTACCACCAAACCTGCAAATTTAAGTGCAGTGATTACCTTGAAAAACATATGGGCCCAGAGGCTAAATTTTATCAAAATGTTAAGCAAAACTTTAGACAGTTTTCACTTATCAGGCTTGAAAATCTTAGCTTACTTGGTACTCCTGATCTATTGGTCTGTAATACTTCTGGGCACTTTTGTACTTTAGAATTAAAGGTTACTAAAGGTAACAAAATTCGATTTAGCCCTCATCAAATTGGCTTCCATATTAAGCACCCACACAACACTTTTATACTTGCAAAGGCCCTTGGTCCTTTGCCCCCTAAAACTTCTCCAATATCCATGTACCATGGCTCAAAGATAGAAGAGCTTGTAACTTCAGGCTTGAAGCTTGACGCTTGTTACTCAGGTTGGGATGCTTGTCGCTTGGCGATTGAACAGGTTGGTTCGAAAGCTTGACGCTTGGTGCTTGGAGCTTGCAGCTTGAAACTTTAAGGCCCGGACCAGGATGCACGCTACCATTACACCCGTCGGCTAAAGTTAAGCTAATGACCTGATCCGAATTTATTCCACGCGGGAATTCTTTAATGCTTACCATAAG